CCTTTTTCTACGGGTCTATAAGCATTAGCTTTCTGTGCTTGAGGTTCTGAAGCGTATTTAACTGCTTCATTCATTACATCTTGTAACTCCTCCTTAACAGCTGCTCTGACTTCTTCACGTATGATTTTTCGTAATTGATCGAGTTTCATATATATAAATAGTTAAATTATGGAAGTTGATTATCTAATCTGAATTTTACTTCATCTAAAAGTACATTTATGTCTGAACTAAAAGATGGTTGTCCTTTTAATACGGCTACACCTTCGTCTAAAGTGAGTGCTACACCAAATCTCTTCGGTGCAATTGAAGGTGAATTAGGATCTTGCCTTATTTCTAGTTTATAGGTTATTCCGTTTGCAGCAGTGTAAGTATTTTCTTCATCTGTGCCAGCATCATCAGCGGTTGCTCCAAAAAACCTATCCCAATACTTACCTGATGGGGGAGGACCTGCTATTCCTGTTTCTGTAGATGTATGATCTGTATTACATTTCCAGTTGACTGAGTCTCGGCTTACTATATCACCTACTTTATACCCTATATCAGAACCCCATATACCAATTGTACCTGTACCGGATAAGTTTCCTAGTGAGGAAAGTAATTTACGTATACCGTCTTTTATGTTTGAATCAACATTACTATCTTGAAGTTTTTCAAAACCTTGAGATAGAGTGTTAATCGCTTTATTTAAATCCCCTGAAGGTCCGTACAGATCTGTCTCGTTAAACTTACCGTTTGTTCCGGTTCCTGTTCCTGCTACAAGCAGACCAGGTTTATAGTTTTTCGAATTAGGATCTGTTGCTCCAGAATCTATTTCTTGTTGGGTAGCTAATCTTTTACTCTCTGATATGCCTCCGTCGTTATTTATATCGCTATTACCTATGAATAATGGTCCTAAAGTTGAAAATATGACAATACCGTCATCATCTACTAATCCAGCGTCTGAGAGTTCATCTAATGATATATCTCCGTTGTTTATAGCGTCTTGTAAGTTAGCTGATACTAGACATGAGGTAATTGCAGAATCTGTTCTTGCTAGAATACTATTTATTCCGTTTAAGCTTGAAGAGGGTACTTCTAATGCAGTTTCTATTGATACTATTATTTCATCTATTTGCTGTATAAATTCTTGAAGTAATACTAAAGTATCAGAATACTTAACGGTTAGGTTAATAGGTAGACCAAATCCTGGTGGAACTGATTGAGGAATTGGTAGAGCTTTAATAACCTTTATAACTACTTTGAGAGCTTTTACGGGCCCTTTTAGTTTTTTAGGTATTTTACGAAATTTATCTAGTCTCCTATTAATTTTAGAGACACTAGAGTTTAAACTTTCTGATTTATTTTTTAATCTGTTTAGTTGATTAGTAGTAGGGCATCCTGAGACTCTAAGCTTATCAGCTATTTCGCTAGTCTGTTTAAGAGCACCAGCAGAAATCTTACCTTGAAGTTTTCCTATTATTTTGGAGATACCGCCTGCCATTGGGCTATCTGGAAGATGTACGTATGCCATTACTCAGTAAATACTTTTTTAGATTTAAGATTAGGTAACCTATTCTTCAATACAGGTATTAAGGGTAGTATAGCGTTAGATATAGCAATCATCTTAGCTACAAAAGCTGGAGGTGCTGGTGGTGCTGTAGCCATTCCTTTTACTAACTGTTCAAATTGTCCTAAATAATCATCTAGCCAATCTACAGAAGTTTGTCCTTTTAGTACTGGTTCTTGCTCTCTTTTAAGAGCAGCAACACCTAAGTATATTTTCGTAGCGTCTAAACCGATATATTCTTCACCGTCAAGTGAAATAGTTTTAGCATTTAGTCCTACTCCTTCCTTTGCTGATATTAAAGCATGTTCGTCGTATGCATTAAAATATATTCTACCTGAGTTAATTAGAACTTGAGAGCCTTTAAATGTATCAGCTTTTTCGGGTTCTTCTTTCCAAGCATCTCTTTTTTCATTAGCTTGTTCTAACTCTACGGTATGATCAGAGGTTAAATATATTGAAGACTTATCTTCATTTATGTTCTCTAGAACACTATCTTCACCGTTGTCTGTCTCTTCTTGACCATTTCTTATTATAGTAATAGGTTCACCATTATTAGAATCATCAATCCAGGTATTGGAATCATACTTAGTCCCTCCTAATCTTATAGAGCTACCATATCTACTTTCAATAGTAATGTCCCCCGGGAAGAGTTGCAGTGGGTTTATATTATCTTTTTCTTCAAAGTTATCCCCAAAATCGTTTTCATCTGAATCATATTTTAAGACGTCTGGGTAAGCATTATGGTGAGGATGGTTCCATAAAGGAACAATACCGGTCCAGTATGTTTTACGTTGATTATTTACTCCATTGCCTCTCCCTTCAGAAAGTAAGGATTCTATTTTTACTACTTCTCCTTTTAAAGGAACTACTTTAGTATTAGAACTTCCTTGATAAGCAAATTCAATATTTTGACTATCATCATCAGGGGTACCTTCAGATACTATTGAGAAAAAGACTCCATTGATACTTTGGGATTTACCGTAGTCCTCATATCTAGGATGGAAAGGATCTAATATGACATCAATAACTCTACCGAACCTAACTGTATGGGTTTCTTTTAATCCAGAAACTTTACCAGGTGAATAAGATTTAGCTTTAAGTACTGATGTTTTGTTATATGCCATCTTCGGATTCTTCTTCTGTTTTTTCGACTTCTTCTACTTTTTGTTCTAAAGCTTCAGATTCTTCTAATAAGTCCTGTAAATCAGAGAAATCAAACTCTCCACTGCCGTCTCCTTTAGCTTGTGCTGTTTCTATACGTTGAATTACCGTCGCTAACTTAATCAAATGCTCGTCATTCTTTACACCTATCTCCATGTATTCTTTTATCATAGGTACAAGAAGAGTAGCGTCTCCAATGTTTTCTATTAGAGGCTTTAACTCTCCAATAAGAGACTTAACTTGAACTTTAGTTTCTTTAGAATTGTCGTAAATTTCTCCGAAGAGGTCAGATAGAGTCTTTCCTTTGAATATTTCTTTATCTAAACTCATAGTTTATAGTTTTATTATAAATAGAGTTACAATGGATTCTTAGATAATAGACCTTGATCGTAGTAGAATTGATATTTTTTAACCCATTGTTCTTTAAGGACAGAGATAACTTTCGTTAGATGTGGTGTTTCACAATCAGTCATCTCTCTTATATAAATGTAAAGTGCCTTCTTTTTAAATAAATCTAAATCGTATCTAGTTCTAAAAATAGTTAATACGGCATCAGCTATTTGCTTATCTGAGTCTTTTATAAATAAATCATCTAATACCTCGTACATCTCTACAACCCATTCGTCTAGAAACTTTCCTAGCGTTTTAGCAGTGGGAGACTCTAAATCTATGTCTTCCTCAAATGAATCTTCTATATCATCGAAGGATCCTATTTGTTTTAACTTCTTATAATTTTTATTATTGTAGTTTATTAACCACCTTTTAACAATAGTACCAAAATAAGAATATGCTTTTGCACCGTTATCAGGATCAAACTTCATAATCTTTTCTTCTAGTAATACAGAAACAATCTCATGTTTAAGATCCTCTATTTGTTCTACATCTGTATAGTAAAACTTAAAGGTATGTATAATATTTTCTGCTAACTTATAAAAAGGTAGGTAGATATGGTCTGTAAATATTTTATTTCGGTATTCCTGGTCTGTAGAGGTATTATATTTTTTTATATACTCTTCAGTCTCTGAGGTAAAGTAGTTAGCTTTGGATTTCTTCCTTGCCATAATTTTCGGGGAGCATGTATCGGTTTAGCTCGTCTTGTACTTTTTGCATTTGGTTAAAAAATTCACCAACTTCGTCATCTGACTGAAAGACCCCTCGTTCGTCAAGTGTTTTTAGGTGTTTCTCACTTTCACTTATAGTATCTGAGATATTTTGTAGGTATCTAACTTGATCCTGTACAACATCTTCATACTTTTCAACTTTTATTAATAAGTTTCTTAAAATATAACCTAAAATAATTAGGAATACAACTAAAATCGTAATTATTATCTGGTATACTAGCATTTTATAGGTTTTTTAACATATTTGTTAGTCCTTCTGAGGATTTTACTGGTCTTCCTGTTGAAGAAGTAGTTTTTTGAGTTTTAGGTTGTGTTGAACCGCCGTTTCTCTTCCACATATCGTATTCAACCTTAGAAGCTAGGAAGTCTGCACTGTGAAGTACTGAGATGATAGAGGTTTTCTGTCTAGATGACTCGACATGACTGAAAAAGTATGCTTCATTAGCTTTATCAAATACGCCATCATGACATCTGATACCTAAAAACTCCTTTTGAGTAACTTTTATACCAAATTTCTGTAAAATAAACAGTGAACGGTCTGGAATGAGCATAAAATCAAGGTCAGGATTAAAAGTATACATTTCTGATACCTTATCTTGACGCCATTTATCAGTTTGAGGTATATAATTTGGTCGATCTCCATCACCCATCTTACCTAAATCGTGAAATAATGCGGCAAAGACTAGCTCTTCTTCGGTGTAATCTATTGTTCCACCCATCTCTTGATATAACCTTGACTGCTTTACCGCATATTCCACTACTCTATTAACATGATCTACATATCCTCCGGCAAAAGCACTATGGTACCATGATTTACCACTTGCAGGAGCTAAGACATAAGTTTCTTCCATGTGTTTAATCATAGATAAAACCTGTTCTTTACGGTCTCCTATATAAGTTTCAACTATCTTTAAGTGTTTTTGATAGTTTGATTGTATTTTTTCGGCCGTTAATGACATATTAGATTAATTTTATTATTATTTATTAATATTTTATTTATTATAATATATATTTATATATTTATATATTAATTATTATATATTTATATACTATATTTTATTAATATAAATTAAGATAATGATTATTTCTCAAAGAATCAACTATTCTACAATAAATTTTATAGAAAATTCTTTCTCTACGTAATTTATACCTGCATCCCAAAAGACATACGGTCTAATTTCTATCGTATCTCCTTTCATCTCTGGTGGAAATGGACCTACTATACGTTTACCGTAGAGTTCTTTTTTAGACTTAGTATTAGACAGGTAGATCCTCTCTGATTGAACGATAGGAAGAACATCGTTTTGAAATTGCCAAGTAGTATCCGTGTAAAAATTAGCTTGAACCACTGGAGTATTATTATACCAATGGTATTCATCTGTAGCTTCTGCATATACATCTATAGAAAATCTAGGATAATGCTGTCCATCCCAAGAAAGCCCTACATGGTAGTAACCATTTTCATCCTGAGGGTAGTTTAACTCAAAACTAGCCTGACAATCTCCAGAGGGACAAGGAGGAATTAACTCTTCTATAGACTCTGGTGAGCATGAGGTGAGGAGTAAGCCTATAATTAGGATTGGAAAATAATCTTCTAAAGAAGCTTTAATTAATCTAAACAGAAAAGCGTAGGTAGCTCCAGTAAAGAACCCTTTTAAAAATACTAATAACATAACCTTAATTTTTATTTACTTAAATATAAGAATAGTAATTGATATATACAACTTTATTCACTAATATTATAACGCTTTCCAAGTCTCTCTATTACACTTTTAGCCTCATCAACCGTCATCTTAAAGAACTCTCTATTTTTATTCAACCTAAACGACTCTAAATACCTATGTACTTCTTGCTCTAAATCTAAACCATTATAACATGGATATGCCCACTCTACGTTGAAGTCCATAGCAACCCCTGTAGCAGCATTAATTTGCTTAGCTCTTTTAGACGGGTCATTCTTAGTATAACCTATCTTAACAAGACCGGGCATAGTTTCGTTAGTTAGTATATAGACATACTGTTTATCGGTTCCTGGTTCAAACTGTAGAGATTTACTTCTTTTTGTATAGTAAGTAACATCATCCCAACCTTCTTCTGCAGGAAATTTAGGGTTTGTAGAAGGTGTTAATGTAAAGTAGTGTGCTTCCGAGTTAGTATAGTCTTCTTTAACCTCGATAAAGTCTTCTGCTTGTTCTTTAGTAATCTTTTGTATTGACATATAACCTTTATTTTATAGTTAAATATAAGAAAAAAATACGGGGGAGGCAACTGTTTTTATA